AGCCCACATTTAATCTATGGACAACAAAACACAGCACCCGCAATACGTTCAACAGAAGCAAAAGCCCCTAACTTTATGGCTCCTTCTTTGGACACTAACGCTTTACTCATGTCAGCTCAACTTGACAACATCAAAGCAAATACACTTAAGACTCTTACCGAAGCCGGTATCAAAGTCGATACAAAGGACTACATCGTTGGAAAAGCAAAATACTCATCAGACCTTGAAAACTACAAAGGACAACAAATGCTTGCCCAAACAGAATTCACAAGAGCACAAACAGAATCGACCAAAAAACTAACACCTGAAAGAGTTAAACAAATTAGAACATCAGCCCAAAACTTAGCAGCAAATACAGACTTGGTTGGAAAGAAAAAAGAAGCATTAATAGAAACAATTGAAAACCTTAAAAAGACTCGTGAACTCTTAACAGAAAAAGTCAAAATAGAAAAATTTGAAGCTGAAACAGTTCAAAAAATAAAAGCCTTTGGAACAGGTGCATCAACCGTAATGCAGATAATAAATTTCTTACTAAGAAGATAATTTTTTAACAATTAAAACCAAAAAACATGAGACGAAAATCTTACGGACGCGGAAGAAGAAGAAAAGTAAGTAGAACATACTATATCTCTCGCGGAGGAACACGATTGTAAAAACACTGCTCTGTAGAGGTACAACAGTAACCCACAGCTAGACCTTCCCTTCGGGGAAGGTATTTAACCCTAGCTAGGGGAAAAAACCTAAAAAAAATCAATCACAAAAACAAAACGAAAATGAAAAAAAACATCTTCACTTCAATCCAACTCAAAAAACCCAAAAAAAACAGTTTCGATTTATCACACGACGTTAAACTAACTGCACAAATGGGTAACTTAACACCAATTCTCACTTTAGAATGTGTACCCGGGGACAAATTCAATTTAGGATGTGAAAGCTTATTAAGATTCGCTCCAATGACAGCACCAGTAATGCATCGCATGGATGTATCAATGCATTATTTCTTTGTACCTAATCGTATATTATGGTCAAATTGGGAAAAGTTTATAACAGATGCGAACAGTGGAATAGTAGCACCCTATTTTAATTCACAAACATTTGAAACACAATATGCAAATAGATTTGGAACTGCATCTAAAACGGCAGATTATTTGGGTGTTCCAACACCCCCAAACAATTCAACATTAACTAATATAAATGCATTACCGTTTGCAGCATATCAATGTATTTACAATGAATATTATAGAGATCAAAATTTAATTTCTCCAATAAATTATAAATTAGTAGATGGAGAAAATCGTACATCTGATGCAAGAGCACAAGAATTATGTAATTTAAGAAAAAGAGCTTGGGAACATGATTATTTCACAAGTGCATTACCATTTGCTCAAAAAGGAGCAGCAGTAGACATACCTTTAGGAACTATTTCAGGTATGGCTGAAGTTCAAATCAATGCAAATACTGATGTAGATTTAACTGGTACACCATTTAATGTAAATGTTGACCAACAAGTAACTCCTGGAGTTGAAGCAAATAAACTTTACGCTAACACTAATGGATTACAAACTTCAAGCACAACCATAAACGATTTAAGACGTGCATATAGGCTTCAAGAATGGCTTGAAAAGAACGCAAGAGGCGGAACTCGTTACGTAGAAAGTATTTTATCTCATTTTGGAGTAAAATCATCAGATGCAAGATTACAACGCCCTGAATATATTACTGGAGTTAAAACACCTGTAATCGTTTCAGAAGTATTAAACACAACAGGACAAACAACAGGATTGCCACAAGGAAATATGGCTGGACATGGAATTTCTGTTTCTACAGGAAAATCAGGTTCTTACTATTGTGAAGAACACGGATATATTATCGGAATTATGTCTGTAATGCCGACAACTGCATACCAACAAGGCATTCCACGTACATTCCTTAAAAGTGATACATTAGATTACTTTTGGCCTACATTTGCTAATATTGGAGAACAAGAAGTACAAAATCAAGAAATATTTGCTTATACACCAACTAAAGAACAGACTTTTGGATATGTTCCAAGATATGCAGAATATAAGTATATGCCAAGTCGCGTAGCTGGAGACTTTAGAACAACATTAGACTATTGGCATTTAGGTAGAATATTTCAAAATCAACCAAATCTTAACCAAGATTTTGTCGAATGTAACCCCACCTCAACTACACGCATTTTTGCTGTAGAAGATGGAACAGATCCTTTATACTGTCATGTGTATAATAAAATTCAAGCATTGCGACCAATGCCAAAATTTGGTACACCTACAATTTAATGTCAACTCATTGCATGAATCCTTTTAAACTTACAGAACAAAACGGTGGACATCTTGTACCTTGTAGCAAGTGCCTAAACTGTAAGAGAAGGAGAACATCAGCATGGAGTGTAAGATTAGTCAAAGAGGGCGAGAGGTCGAACTCTGCTCTCTTTGTTACTCTTACTTACGACACGCAATATGTACCAATAACAAAAAATGGTTTTATGAATCTTTCTAAAACCGATTTACAAAAATTCTTTAAAAGACTAAGAAAATGCCACGAAAATGTATCAGATGCCAAATCGATAAAATATTACGCTTGTGGGGAATACGGGGGAAAAACAAAAAGACCCCACTACCATATAGTTTTATTCAACGCGAACGCGGAGTATGTTAACAGAGCATGGGCATTAAATAATAAATCTATCGGAAATATACACATTGGCGAGGTTTCAGAAGCTTCAATAGGATACACACTTAAATATATTTCCAAAGCTTCTCAGATACCAATGCATAAAAACGATGATAGACAAAAAGAATTCTCATTAATGTCTAAAAAATTAGGCAACAACTATTTAACAGAAGCCATGATATCATGGCATAAAGCAATCCCATCAGAGAGGGTGTATATACCTTTAAAAGACGGCAAAAAAGCTCCTATGCCACGTTATTTTAAAGAAAAGTTATACACTCCCGAAGAAAAAGAACAAATAGGGTACTATTTTCAACAAAAAGCCGTTTTAGAACTCGAGAAGCAACTCGAGGAATACGGCGACAATTGGTTGAAAATGAAAACAGAACAATACCTAAACGGAAACAGAAAATTAAAAATTAATTATTCAGACAAAATCTAAACACATGGACACCTTAAACATGGACCAATTTATT